GCAGTTATCGACACAAATTACAAGTTATGGCATGATACAAATAGTGAATTCTACCATGATTTTATGCATTATTTTAATAGAGTGAGTGGATTTAATGACGAATATTTCGCTAGAAAAAATATTCCTTTTGATAACGGTCATGTTAACGTTAGTAGTTTTACTGTTAATTACGAAGAGTATGACGGATTTGAAGATCGCGGGGAACTATCTTTTCCCAATTTGCCGCCCAACCAGTGGTACATGGTTGACCTATTCCCAGGATTCAATTTTAACCTCCGCGGGAGTGCATATCGTAGTGACTCGGTAACACCACTTGGACCAAACAAAGTTTTAATTGAGTTTCGTGGTTACGGACTTAGAAAAGATACACCAGAGGAAAGACAAACACGCATAAAGCATCACAATAGTATATGGGGACCTTTCGGCAGAAACTTGCACGAAGACCTTATTGGTGTTGCAGGTCAAGGTACCACAATGCGTGAGGGTACAGAATCAAGAAATATACTGCACGGCAGACATGAAAATTCGACAATACACGACGAAGTTGGCATGCGTCACTACTATGCAGAGTGGGGCAATTTCCTAGGAGTTGATCCTGCAAATCCACTACAAGGACAACTTCAAAATGTTAGTAAGGCTGCGTAAAAGATTATTCAAACTTATGGACTGGGTAGCCAGAGACTCTGGCTGCAAGCACATGGGACGTAATTAAAAGAGGCACATATGAAAGAGTTTTTGCTTGTTATCTCAATGTGGGGTAACACAGGCACTGAATGGGAGTACATTGGTAATCAAATTGTACTTCAAGAACCTATGACTGAAAAACAATGTCAATATATAATTCAAGACAGCAAATGGGCTCAACACTATGAGAACGAATACTACAAGATGGTTGTTCAGTGTTATCCAAAAGAATGTGCTGGTCAGGAATCTTGCACAAATTAATTGACAAATATACAAAACAATGCTATAAATAATATGTAACGTTGAAGCAAGTTCAACGCTGGACAGGACCGGGGGGCGGTACCCCGCGCCTCCACCAATACACATTAAGGTGTGTGCTTATGGGGGCGAAATAGGATCGACTGACAGTTAATAGGCAAGTGGAGTTATCCGGCGCAAGCACGGTTATCGCAAGAAAAACTATAATTGCAAATGACAATTATCAGCCAGAAATGGCACTAGCAGCCTAAGTATAGGTATGCGTGGGCGGGTACTGCCTAGAAACAGAAGTGCCACTTATATAAGGAACAGACTATGGGTAAGAAAAGATCTAGATCAACACAAACAAGTAGCGGTACACACTGTCAAAAGAAGTCAAGTTACAGCAAACAACAAAGACGTGAGTACAATGAAACATTTATGCAAGCAATTAACAAACGCAGTGCTTGGGCAAGTGGCAAAAACGTAATGCTTACAATACCTAATCCAAATACAAATGAAACCAACAAACCTTTTATCCGTGTACCTGCGCATGAGCAGTGGGGCGACTGGCGTGGAAAGAAGGCTCCATCCAAATAATACTAATAGCAATTGTAATTGTGCTATTAGTTGCATGCAGTCCAATAATTACAACTACTAGTTTAGTACACAGTATTGCAAAAGGTGATGCATTTGGCACAGTAAGTGGTGTAATTGGTAGCATGAGAAATGCTATAAAGTCCGAGCCAGACCTACCTAAGAAAAAAACAAGAGCAGAGATTATGGAAGATCTGCGCAAAGCATTAGAAAGATAAATCAATGGCAGCAAAGAAAAACAAAGACAGCAAAGCCCACATGATACCAGAGGGCGAAAAACGTGAGAATGCAACATATCATTTTCTTGCCCGCAAAAGCATAAGCATGATCCGTGAAGGTAAAAAGTTGCGTATGCGTAAGTATCATCCTAAATTAAAACAACATGTTTGGTTTGTAGAAACAAAGATGCCTAGTCACAGTGCTAAGTAAACAGAGGGCCGGGATCAAGATGCCACATATGAGATGTAACACGAGGATGTGTGCTACCTAACTAACAAAATATAAATGCCCATTAAACTAGCACCTTCGGGTGCTCTTTTTTGTTAAATACACGACTGAGGAGAGAAGTCAATGTATGAATACAAAGCAACAGTAGTAAAAATTATAGATGGCGACACAGTGGATGTGGATATTGATCTAGGATTTGGTATAGTGTTAAAAGATGAACGTGTAAGAATTATGGGTATTGATACACCTGAAAGCCGCACTAGTGATAAAGTTGAGGACTTGTTTGGAGAAGCAGCAAAAGCAAGAGTTGGGCAACTTATGGGCGAAACAGCGATCTTAAAAACGCAGATCAACAAAAATGGTGAGGACATGAAGGGCAAGTTTGGACGTATACTTGGTGACTTTGTTTTAGGCGATAAAATGCTTACTGAGATCCTTATTGAAGAGGGACATGCAGTGCCTTATACGGGCGGATCAAAGGCTGATACAGTTGCCGCACACGAAGCAAATAGACAAAGATTAGTTAGTGAAGGCATTGTAGCAAAAGAAGATTACGATAGAGAAATTGCTAAACAAAACAGTTGACACAATGAATAATCAATGTATACTAATAATAGTTAAACAACTATTGAGGTTGCGTATGTTTAGGTTCTTTGAGTATGTAGGAGTAATTACTACTGCTGTATTTGTAAGTATGTTTGTCGCTTCTGTATCAGATAATACAGATTATATAATAGATCCAGGATTAATTAAACAAGCAGTTGCACATGAAGATGAATTAACATACAGTGGCGGCACAGAAGTTCATGCTGACGAATTAAACTGTATGGCACGGAATATATACTTTGAAAGTAATAATCAAAGTAGAGCAGGACAAATTGCTGTTGCGCGTGTTGTAATTAATAGAGTGCTGGATACACGTTTTCCTAACACAGTATGTGAAGTTATAACTGAAGGGCCTATCAGGGAAAGTTGGAAAACTGCAAAGGATCCAGAGTTACCAGAAGAGGAACGTATTTTTTATCCTAAGCGTAATATGTGTCAGTTTAGTTGGTACTGTGATGGACGCAAGGATGATATTCCTAGCAAAGATAATAATCATGCATGGCGCATGGCTCAGGATATTGCCTTTAACGTAATGGTGTTTAATAAGTACAGTGGTCTAGTTGAGGGTGCAACGCACTATCATGCAGATTATGTAGATCCAGACTGGAATAAAACAATTACACTGATTACAAAAGTAGATGATCATATTTTTTATCGTTGGGACTAATGTTTAATCGAGAAAATGTAGCACAAGCAAAAGCAGACTTTGCAGAAAAACGTTACTGCGTTGTTGATAATGTTTTAGAGGAACATTACATTCAAGCACTGTACAAAGCAGTGCCTGAAATGGAATACGGCGTTTGGACTTGTATACACAACAGTCATAACAAGTTTCGGTATGGATTCAAAGATAGCGATGAATTTGGACCTATACATAAACAATTTATTGAAGACGCAAGAGGAAAATTTAGTTACTGGCACTATGCTTATTGGCTTCTAAAGGATCATCACAAAGTACATAAAAATAGATTCGTGACAGAGTTTAATCGTATTGTTACAGAAGATTACAGTGTGACAAAGCCTGATTACACGTTTCACGATCTTGTTAGTGAAGTAACAGGTTTTACTAACATGTTTACAAATCAGCCCACATACAGTTATTATGATCATACTGCCTGGCTTAATGCACATAATGATCCAAGACGCTGGTGTGCATATATATTTTATTTTAATGAAACATGGCTTGCACAATGGGGCGGACAACTTTGTATACTTGGAAAAGATGAACGAACTATTGTAGACAGTATAGAACCTTTTGGAAATAGATTATTAATTATGGATGTGAGTGAAGTCACAGGGACTCGTATCAATAAGCACTTTATAAGTCCTGTGAGTATAACAGCAGATCATCCTAGATATAGTTTAGCAGGATGGTTTTATCAACTAGAAACAGACGGACCTAGTCCGGTAAGGAGTAAACAATGACATTAAAACGTGATCTAATTGCAGCAGGTACTTTTATTGCCGTAAGTCTATTTGCACTCAATGCGCTTGCTGAATCATACACTGTGCGTGGCACAGTAACAAGTGTAGAGCCAAGATATGCCACAAAGACTGTAACAGAACCTGTGCAAAAATGTTGGACTGAAGAAGTACCTGTGTATGGACAAGGAAAGAATAACGACAGTTCGGTGTTTGGTATGGATCTAGAAGGTGCTATTATCGGCGGTATTCTCGGTAACAATGTTGTTAAAGGTGATAATGCAGGTGCAGCAGGTGCAATTATTGGTGGTCTTATCGGCAGTGATATGAAGAACAAAAAGAATCAGGAGATCACTGGATATAGACAGGTAAGCAAGTGCAATACACAGTACAATGAACGCACTGAAGAATACCTTGCAGGATATAGTATTAGTTATGAAGCATTAGGACTGAGAGGCGTGATGTCAAGCACAAGAAGTCGTAATGTTGGTGAAAGCATAGATGTAAACGTACAAATTAGTGCGTATTAATATACTGATAAATTCTTTTTAGCAAGCGTTTTATAACAGGATGCTTGCTATCAAAATTCCACATGCCCATGTATGCAAATAAGTCTGGACTTAAAAAATTGCCCATTTCATCTTTAAATTGGGCTGTTTTGCCTGCCATGCGTAGTAGTTTTAGTGCATCTTCTTTGCCTACTTGACGATACAATTCGTCAGCAATGTTCATAGCATATGCTTCTATTTCATCTGGACGGCTCATGTATTCGTAATTCATGTTACGTTTATCTTTGCCCTGTGTATAATCTTCAAAGTCTCTTGCTCTTGCTTGTTTTTGATGAATCATTTCGTGTTTCATCATATCTAGTATACGATTTATTAATGGATTTGGATCATTTATTGCCATGCGATCTTCTTTGTTGCTAAACACAAGTGTAATTTCAAATGGTATTTCACCATCTTCATCATCATCTTGTTCATAAGCAGCACTAGCGTTCATGTCACCTTTATCAACATTAGGACTTAGTTCCATTTCAACACGGGTAATGTCGCCAATGTTGCTTTCAAGTTCTGTGGCAATTTCTTTGGGTGTATGGCTACCTTGCGTTAACCAGTCTCTGAAACTTGTCAAACGCATTTTAAGTTCTTGCATATCGCTGGGTTGTGTAATTTCTTTAAGTAGCATCAAGTATTTATTTTAATAAATACATACACAGATTTTGGAGTTTATAAAATGGCAGTATACGGAAGTTATGGCGGTCCTATCAAGGCTACACTAGGTAAGCAAAGTATTACTTGTATTAGTAATACTAATGTTGCCACAACTATCACGCACACAGACGATTCATCTAGTGTAGATAGTAGCAGACATGTCACAATGATTATTACAAGTAGTGGAAACGCAACAATAGAAATTAATGGTGCAGCAACCGCAAACAGTCTTGCAATGACTAGTAGTGACACGCTTATTGCTAAAATACCAAGCGGCAACACATTAGGTTGCAGAGGGACAGCAAGCACGCCTACAATTACAGTTCATAAGGTAGTTTGCTAATGGCTGATTTTGGAGAATTTGGCGGCCCTGTTAAAGACTACTTGGGTAGTCAAAGTATTACTGCTACTACTGATGGCGTAGATACAACAATTACACATGAGATTACATCAGGATCAGCAAAAAGTTTAATCTGCGCAGTTACTACAGATGGAAACTGCTTTATTCAAATTAATGGAAGCGCAACTACAGGCAGTTTTCCACTTACTTCAAGTGATACAATGATAATCAAATTAGCTCGTGGTGCAACACTAGGAGCATTAGGCAATGGTGGAGAGAGGGCAGTCACAGTAAAGAAATACGTTTCGTAATTGACTTTTACTTACGGAAGGTAGTATAATAAAGTTATGTTTTTAGGTCTACTCACTCTATTAGTTGCAATCAGTATCAGCGTTATTGCCGCATACTACAGTATACTAGGACTCACAGCAATTTTTGCTGCAGCATTTTTGCCTATTGTATTGATGGGCAGTGTGCTAGAAGTTGGTAAAATACTTGCTACAGTATGGCTACACATACACTGGAAACGTGCGCCATTTATAATCAAAGGTTATTTAACAAGTGCAGTCATTGTGCTTATGTTTATTACAAGTATGGGAGTGTTTGGCTTTCTAAGTAAAAGCCACATTGAACAAAGCAGTGTAGGCACAGAGCAAATTGCACAAGCAGAAGTTATTGATCAAAAGATTGCTAGAGCGCAAGCAAAGCAAGCACGTTGGTCAGGAGAAATAACTAGACTACAAGCAGGTGAAACAAGTGGCAGAGTTGATGCACTCATTGCCCGTGAGCGCGAACGTATTAAAGATGCTCGTAACAGTTTAGCACCGCAGATAAAAGCAGAGAATGACAAGATTCCTGGACTGCGAGAGCAAGCAGAAAAAGAAGTTTCACAACAAAACAAGCGTTTAGGCGATGCACAAAAGCGTAGTGCAGATGCAATAGCAGTTGCACAAGCAGAACTTGATCGTTTAGATGCTGATGTACTTGCTTACACCAAACAAGGACAAGCAAAAACAGGAGCATTTGGCGGCACGACAGACATGGTTGCCAAAGGCAATGAACTACGCAAACAACAGCGTCGTCAACGACAAAAACTACAAGGTGATATAGACAAAGCAAAGAGCGGCGAAATAAGTGTTGCCAGTGCAGTACAACGTGAAATCACAAAGATAAACAATCGTCTTGCAGATCAAATAAAA